ATAATATAAAATCAATGCTGCCATAAGCATTGTTTTGCCTGTACCTGTGGCCATATTGAACATCAAATGAGTTGGTCCATTTTTGTTTAGATCATATTCATATTCTGGATCATCATATGCCAAAAAATATTGTAAAGCGTCTTCTTGCCAAAACCAGAAATTATGTTTTAGATTATTCGTAATATAATCAGGCAATTTAATCTTAGAAATAGTTCTACGACCAATTTCATTTTCGATTAGTTGTTGAAGAATTGGAGATTCAATAATCATAAATTTGATCCATAAAATTGTTCAGACAATAATAGGTCTTGATTTAATATTGAATACTTTTTATCCAATCTTTCGCTAAAATTTACATACATTTGATTCATATCTAACATTTCAATGAATAGATTCTTTTGATCGATAAAATTTAGATTCTTGAAACCTTCTTTTTCTATAGTTACTTCAAAAAATTCTTTAATTTTAACATTGTAATTAAGGAAATATTTAGAATAGAGTTCGTGAAATAATATTTTCAATTCATCTAGACTTGTTGCTAATAATATTTTTTCTTTTGCTAATTCATTCCATTTAGCGAGTTCAAAATACAAAATATCTCCTCCACCTTTCCAATCAATAGATTTCGATATACCTGTTTGATCTCCATCAACTACATTCTTTAACCTAGTATACGAATCATCATCACCATAATCGAGTTGTTCAATTCCAATATATTGGTGTCCTAATTTATGAGCTACTGCAGCGGTTGTTCCACTACCTAGAAAAAAATCTAAAATAATATCGTTTTCATCCATTGCCATTTCAATAATTCTTTTTATCAACCTCTCTGGTTTCTTTCCATTTTTCAACTTAACACCCCCTTCTTTAGCAATACCATCCCAACTTAAATCGTCCCAAAAATCAGTTAATAATATAGTAGAAGTTCTAATACCGTCTATCGACATAACTTTATTCGAATAAAATGATAACGCACCTCCATTATATAAATAGGAAACTTGTTTCTCGTCTTCGTTTAACTCCTCATCCTCAGAATATTTCTGAAAAGAAATAACTTTATTAGGTGTTTCTTTTGATTTTGACAAGGCTTCTTTAAGTCTGTTGGAAGGTTTGTGAGGATCACGAACACTAACAATTCTTCCGGAATTTTCAAGAGCAAATTTACCCATTAATTGATATCGAATAATTTTCCAGTATTCTCCCCAAATACGTTTGGCATTGTTCGCAGATGCCTGAGGTGATTTTCCAATCTCGATTCCATTTTGTTTGTAAATTACTTCATATAAAGGAATTAGACGCCAATCATCCGGCTCATCGTCAATATTTTCAATGTATAAACTGTAATTTTCATCGTAATCAACTCCTACATAATTACGTTTAAAGTTAAATGATTTTTTATCCTTTGTATAAAATAAAATATATTCAGTCACATCGATAGGTCCAGGATTTATTGTTTTGAAACCTGCTGGAGATGCGGTTTTTACAGCAATTACTTGAACTCTATTTTCTTTCCCAAAAATTTCATCCATTAACACTAGTAAATATCCTAATTCATGTAAATCTATTTGAATAAATATTGCGCCGTCCTTCTTTAATAATTGATAGGCTACCTCGAGTCTATTTTTCATGAATGTCAGCCAAGTTGAGTGATTAAAATTATCGTTATATCCAAATGAATCTTTTCCTATATTGTAAGGTGGATCAATATAGATTAATTTAATTTCTCCATTAAACTCATGTTTTATTGAATGCAATGCAAGAAGATTGTTTCCCTTAATAATTAAATTTTCTCTTATGATGCCATTAACCCCTCTTTTGATTTTTAGAACTTCCTTTTCACCATCTTGTGAATATCTTTTCCAATTTATTAACACTTTTTTTTCTTCCAACCTATCAATTTCGTCTCTGGCCAATACTTGGTTGAAAAAAATTTCTTTTCTTTTCTGTTCTTCTTTTGTCATTCCTCCTTCAAGAACACAGTCCTTAAATGGCCAATCTAATACAACTTCATTTCGCTCTGTTAATAAACGTTTGCCAATACTTAGTCCTATTTCTTTTAAATATTGAGTATAAGAATTATCTAATTTGTTATCATCTAAGAAAAACTTTAATTCATTTTGTTTAAGAACATAGATTTCATCAATTTTTTTGAAAAAGAATTCTCTTGAATCCTTATTGCTCAATAATAATTTAAGTAGGTCAACATCTAATTTGTCAATGAAATCCTTTAACAAAGATAAGTTAAATTCTTTTGATTCTTCATTGTAAATGCGTGATTCATTCTTTAATAAATCATAAAAGGTTTGTTTAAATTTAGTTTCCATAAAAATTTTCAAATTCCTTAATTGATGAGGTGACTAAGATTCTTATAATGTGAATTTAAGTAATTAAATTATATAACAAATGCCGACGCGAGGGGGGCGCGCCGGCAAGTGTTTATGCCCGAAGGCATCGTTGAAATTACATTTTAACAGGTTTTAGGGAGATTGCAAGGGATTTTGGGGGTCAATTTTAGAATTTATTTGCAATTAGGGTATAGGAAGATTGTGAATTATGTGTATAATGAGTCTGTAACAAATATACTCCCCCCCAGTATTATTTAGCTCATAGCTCATAGGAGAAAAATTTGGCGCGAAGTCGCGGTGGGCAACCTGGAAATGCAAATGCGGTAAAGCATGGGTTCTATTCCCGAAAGTTCAGGGATCTGGAAAGCCAGGATTTGGAGACGGCGCTGCGTGAGGGGTTGGGGGATGAGATTGCTTTGATGCGGGTGATGATCCGGCGGGTGTTCGATTTCGCGAATGATAACGCGGGGGATCTGGAAGGGTGGACAGGGACACTGAGCGCGCTGGGGGCTGCGTCTACGAGGTTGGCGGGGATGTTGAGGACCCAGAAGTTGTTGGGGGCGGGTGATAGTGATGCGTTAAATGCGCTGAGTAAGGCATTGGCGGAGGTAACCAATGAATTTGGTTGTCGGTGAAGACGCAAAGGGAGCTAAGAACGCAAAGTTCGCCAAGGAAAGAATTTCGATTCTCCTAACGAGAATTATTTCAGGTAGATAAGGCTGGGTTTTACTTATGACAATCGATGTCAAGATGTTTTCCGATTCAGAAATACGAGTGGCTTTAAATGTTGCGATAAAAGAATTGGGGTATGGGAGGGTTTTCCATGGGAGAGGATCAGGCGGCGGTGATTTCAGAGCAGTTGGGACGGTTGAAGGACAATATCGAGTCGCGTTTTCAGAAGATCGAAGCTTTGATCAATCACCAGAACGAGATCAATGAAGAGCGGTTAAGAGCTTTGAGATCTGAGGTTGGAGATTTGAAGAAGGCGAAGGAAGACCACGAGACTCGAATCCGATCGGCGACGGAAGGGGTGACTCAATTTAAGATGTACTCGGGGCTTGCAAACGGTGGGTCCGGCTTGATTTCCATTATTGCTTTGATCAAATCCTTTTTTGGTGGATAACTTGTCACTACTTGTTGATCAGATCAAGTCGGTGTTGAAAGATGTGTGTTTGTTTGTTGAGCATACATCCGGATTGAAGCTGCGTGAATATCAGGTGTTCGTGGCTCGATCGGTGGCTGAGTCGGTTATTTTTCGGGAGGGAAAGTCGTTCGTGGTGATGTTCCCCAGGCAGTCCGGTAAGAATGAACTGCAAGCACAGATCGAGACCTATCTGCTGACTCTGCTTTCCCAAATCGAATGCGAGATCGTGAAAGTCTCCCCCACCTGGAAACCGCAAAGTCTGAACGCCATGCGCCGGCTGCAGCGGGTACTCGAAAACAACATCCTGGTCCAATCCATGTGGAAAAAAGAAAGTGGATACATTTACAAAATTGGGAAAGCAAGGATCTTCTTCTTTTCCGGATCCCCGGAAGCGAATATCGTCGGTGCCACTGCCGGTCACTTGCTGGAAGTGGATGAAGCGCAGGATGTGCTGGTGAGTAAGTTCGACAAGGATATTGCTCCTATGGCAGCAAGCACGAATGCGACTCGAGTTTTTTGGGGTACTGCCTGGACTTCAGATACTCTACTGGCCAGAGAACTACGAGCTGCAAAAGAAGCGGAAAAACGAGACGGCCAACGTCGAGTTTTTGTGATGACGGCTGCTGATGTGGCGAAAGAAGTGCCGGCTTATGGTGCTTTTGTGGCTGAGCAGGTGGCAAAGCTGGGGAGGAATCATCCCATGATTCGGACCCAATTTTTCTCGGAAGAGATTGACGGCGAGGGAGGTTTGTTCCCGGAGAGCCGGAAGGCGTTGATGGTAGGCAAGCATGAGAAGCAGGTCCAACCAGGTGCCGGCAAGGTGTATGCGATGTTGTTGGATGTGGCTGGCGAGGAGGAGGGAGCCAAAGAAGGGTTGGATGCGGGAACCAATACAAAACGCGATGCGACGGCTTTGACGATTGTCGAGGTTGATCTTTCGAGCATGCAGGATGAGCTGATCAAAGCACCGACTTATAAGGTTATGTTCCGGAAGCTGTGGATTGGAACCCAACACACGAGATTGTACGGCGAGATCCTGGCGCTGGCGCGTTTGTGGGATGTGAAAAAGCTGGTGGTGGATGCAACCGGTGTAGGAGCTGGACTGTCTTCGTTTCTGGAGCGAGCACTGCCGGGATTGGTGATCCAATTCCGGTTTAATGTGGCGACCAAGTCCCAATTAGGCTGGGATTTCCTGGCAGTAATCGATTCAGGCAGATACAAAGAATATGTTCCGGGGGATGCTGAGCAAGCATTGTTCTGGAGTCAACTGAACGCCTGCCAATACACGATCACGCCTGGGATTGATCGAAAAATGAAGTGGGGTGTGCCGGATGGGATGCGAAATGCGGTTGGAGAGTATGTGCATGACGACCTGATATTGTCTGCTGCGCTGTGCGCGGTGCTGGATAGTGAAGTGTGGAGTGTAGGCGGTGAAGCGCTGGTTGTCAAGGGTGTTGATCCGATCCGAGAGATGGATAAGGAAGGATTTTAGATGGCGAGGATGACGATGTTCGATAGAGGGTGGCGCTGGTTGATCAGGCACCTGCGATTGGAGACGGTCTATATTGAGCCGGAGGTCGGGGCGGCGGTCAATGAGAGAGATCGTTCGGATTATGACCGTGAGACGGTGATTCTACAAGCGCTGGAGGCGTGGCGATTAAATCCATTGGCGAGGCGGATTGTGGAATTGACCAGTCAATATGTGGTAGGCGGGGGAATCACGATCTCTTCTTCGAATGAACAGGTGAGCAAGTTTTTGAAAAAATGGTGGCTGCATGAACTGAATCAGATGCCGTTAAGGATTTATGAGTGGTGTGATGAGCTGACGCGGAGCGGGGAACTGTTCTTTCTGCTTTCCACGGATGCGGCCGGGATGACATTTGCGCGGGCGATCCCAGCGATTGAGATCAAGGAGATTCAAACGGCGAAGGATGATCTGCAACAGGAGAAGGCGTTTATCCAGAAGGCGAAGATGAGGCTGGGAGAGGACACGATTGAAGAACGGGTGTGGGAAGCGTACGACAGCGGAGCGGAGGAAGCGGATAAGGATGGTCGCTTGAAGACCGTGATGGTGCATTTCGCGATCAATCGTCCGGTTGGGGCTGTGCATGGGGAGTCGGATCTTGCTCCGATGCTGCGGTGGTTGACCCGGTATTCGAGCTGGCTGGAAGATCGGGCACGGTTGAATCGCTACCGGAATGCTTTTTACTTCACCGTGAAATCCAGGTTTGTGAGTGAAGCTGAACGGGCGACCCGACAGGCGACTTTGAATGCCAATCCACCAGTGCCTGGTTCCATTCTGGTGGTGGATGAGAGCGAGAAATGGGAAGTTATTCACCCGCAACTGGAGGCGAATGACGCGAGTAAGGATGGGCTGGCGATTAAAAAGATGATTGCTGCCGGAGCTGGAATCCCGCTGCATTTTCTAGCAGAGCCGGAGAGCTCGACAAGGACGACGGCGGAGTCTGCCGGCGGTCCGACGTTCCGGCATTTTGAACAGCGACAGGAATTCTTTATTGAGATTATCCGGCTTTTGGGAAGGATTGCCCTGCAACGACGGGCGCGGTATGAACGCGGTTTGGATGCTGAAGCCGTGGTTGAGGTTCAGGGAGCGGATTTGAGCTCGCGGGATAACGCTGCGCTGGCGATCGCAACTTCTACGATGACCTCTGCCCTGGTGAATTTGTATGACCGGGGATTGATTAATGAGAGCGAGTTGTTGCGGATGGTGTACCGGTTTGCCGGGGAGGTGGTGGATGTTGAAGAAGTAATTCAAAAAGGCAAGAAGGTCCCCCGGAAAGCGGGTGAGAAGAGAGGACGGAAGAAAGGAATCCCGAATAGAAAACCTATCAAGGTTGATACGGAGACGGGTGATTTGAAGGGATCAGTAGCTGCATAAGAAGGAGATGAGATGAAAGAATGGGTTGTGAGTGATCTGGAAAAGAGTTGTCCAAGCTGCAAGGCTGCCAATGGGCAAAGGCATGAGCTGAGTGAATGGGAGGGAGCTGAGATTGTGCCGGGTTCAAAGTGGCTGTTTTGCGGGGAGAACTGCAAGTGTTCGCTGGAAGATGTGGGGGATTGCGAGCCGGTGGGGAATTTGAGTGATATTCCACTGCGGGATTTTGAGTTTGAATCGGGAGTGCAGATCAAAGATGAATTGAGTGTCGGAGAGGAGGAAGGGCAGGGTCAAGCCGGAGGGGATGGACAAGCCGGAGGGGATGGACAAGCTGGAGGGGATGGACAAGCCGGAGGGGATGGACAAGCTGGAGGGGATGGACAAGCCGGAGGGCAAGGACAAGCCATGCCCCTACAGGTACGGGAGGCTTTTGAAGGTGCGTCGGTCAAGGCTGTTTTGAATACGGGCGGGGGAAAGGATGAGGTCAGCTATGATGTGGTGGCGATCACTGCCGGGGATGGGAATGGATGGCAATTCTCTGCGAGTGCGCTGCGGGAATCGGTGAGCCTGTGGGAGGGGGTGGAGACATTTATTGACCATGGTATGAACTGGGGAGGGCGTTCTGTGAGGGATCTTGCCGGGGTTTGTACCGAAGCGAGATTTGATGAGGAGTTGCAAGGGATCCGGGTGCGGTTGAGACCTTTTGGTCCGAGTGCACAACTGCTTGAAGCGATCGGGCGAGAATGGCTGGATGTTGAAGGGATTAAACCGAGGATCGGGTTCAGTGCGGATTTGTTGTTTTCAGGAAAAGGAAAAGATGTGCAACAGATTGTGCGTGTCTTTTCGGTTGACCTGGTGTATCGGCCTGCACGGGGTGGGGCGTTTTTGAGAGCGCTCAACTCGTTACAGGAAAGCTATCAGAACAGGGAGATTAAAGGAATGGAAAACGAAGAAAAAGTGAAAGAACAGGAGACCAAAAAGGAGGAGGTGAAGGAAAATAACCAGGCGATTGCATTGATGGAAAAAAGGATGCATGAGATGGTACTGGAGAGCAAGCTGGGGATTGCCAAACTGCCGGATGCGCTGGAAAAACAGATGCGGAAACAGTTCAGTGGAAAGAGCTTTTCGGATGACGAACTGGATGGTGCCATTCAGGAAGCAAGAGAGCTGTATGCCTCGTTGCAAGGTGGCGGGATCATCCAGGGGACCAGTGCGGTGACACAGATGGTGTGTGAGCGGGATAAACTGCAAGCCGCAGCGGATGACCTGCTGGGTGCTCCGAGGGACACGGGCATGGCGGGCGTGAAAGTCGCAAAACTTTCGGGAATCAGGGAGTTGTATACCACTCTGACCGGGGATGCTGAACTGCGTGGTGCGTACTTCCCGGAACGGGTGATGCTGGCGGACTCGGATTCGGTTTCGAATGTGATCAAGAACGCTTTCAATAAGATCATGGTTGACCAGTGGGATCAGCTGGGAAGGGCCGGATACCGCTGGTGGGAGAAAGTGGTTTCGATTGAGCACATGGATTCCCTGCAACCAGTGAGTGGTGTTCTATTAGGTGAGGTGACTGCGCTGGGGATTATCTCGGAAGGTGGAGCTTATGGGGAGTTGGAGATTACCGATTCGGGTGAGTCCCAAAGCTTCCGCAAGTATGGTGGTTTGCTGCCGATCACGCTGGAGATGATGGACAAGGATGAGACGCATAAGTTGAGACAGTTACCCAAGAAAATGATCTCGAGCGCTGTGCGGAATATCAGTGCGCTGGTATCGGGGATCTTCACCGGTTCTGCGGGGACCGGACCGATCATGGCGGATGGGGCGCACGTGTTTGATGCCATCGTGCATAAGAATCTGGGGACGACTGCACTGGCTACTGCTTCCTTTGAAGCTGCGAGTATGGCGATCTACAATCAGGATTTGATCTCGAGTGATACGGAAAAACCCAAGCTGGCTCTGGACGCCAAATACTTGCTGGTGCCGAGAAATCTGCGGTTGACGGCGATGCGGATTTTGTATCCGACTTTTGAACGCGAGAGCAATATTTTCTCTGAGAATATGCAACGGGGTGAGCTGGGAGATGTGATCACGATCCCGGCCTGGTCGGATGCGAATGACTGGGCTGCGATTGCTGATCCGAAACTGGCTCCGGGGATCATTATTGCGGAGCGGTTCGGCATTATGCCGGAGTTGTACGTGGCGGACCGGCCTTCTTCGAATGACATGATTCACAATGATGTGATTCAGTTGAAGGTACGGCATTTCTTGAGCGTGTTTGTGGCGGATTATAGGCCGTTGTTCAAAGCAAACGTAGCTTAAAGCTCAAAGCTGAAAGCTGAAAGCTTTTTGCTGATACCGCTCGCTATGCTCGGGTACTTTGTAGCTCATGGCTGATGGCTGATAGGAAAAAAAAGAAGAGGGCAAGGACAAGCCGTTGCCCGTACAGCTCGTGGCTGGTGGCTCGTAGCTGGTAGGAAAAGATGGCTCAAGGCTCAACGCTGAAAGCTGAAAGGCGAAAGGCGAAGGGCGAAGGGCGAAAGAGAAAAAGAGAAAAGAAAAGAGGGCAAAGCAATCGAAAGGATGATTGCTTTGCCCATACAAGAAAAAGAGGAGAAGGAGAGGAATGATGGAGAAGTGGAAGTTGTTGTTGGGATCGAGGAAGTTTTGGGCGGCGTTTGTGGGGCTGTTATTTTTGGTGATCCGGAGTTTTGATTCGGGGTTTGATGTGCCGGAGGGCGAGACGGTTGCTTTTGTTTCTGTTCTGGCGGCGTATATTCTGGGGGTGGCGTTGGAGGATGGATTAAGAGCCGACAGGTGACCACCCTAAGGGTGTGATAAGTTGACAGTTGACAGGGAAAAGCCGAAAGGCAAAGGGCGAAAGGGGGGCAAAGCATTCTAAGAACGGGAATGCTTTGCCCTTACGGATCGAGGAGGAGTGTGGATGGATGATTTATGTTTAGGTGTGGATGTTTCGAGCTGGCAACCGAAGGTTGACTGGAAAGAGCTTTATGATGGCGGGGTGCGGTTTGCGATTATTAAGTTGTCGCAGGGGAACTACTCATATGATCGATTCACCCGGGAGCATGTTAAAGGTGCGAGAGAAGCCGGCATCATTCCTGGTCTGTATCATTGGCATGATCCTTTGTGCAATGTGAAAAGCCAGCTCGAATTCATAAAGAGCTGCATCATTGGTATTGATTATGATTTCTTCGCTTTGGATGTTGAGCAATACTGGGCAGACTGGGAAGAGTGGCGCCAACAATACATCACCAAAAAAATAGGCGCAGCAACCATATCCGTTTCCAGTTACCAGCTGGCCAGTGACCTAAGAAAGCTGACCAACAAAAATACATTGATCTATACCAGGGCAAGTTTTGTGAAAGAACACTCTGCAGTCATGCAACATTGGTTAAAAGAGTTTGACCTATGGTTGGCTCATTATCCTTATAAATCAGGCAGGGTATCTTTGAGCTGGAAGGGATTGAAAGAAGCGAACCTCCCAAAAATTAAGGGACCATCTTTACCACCTAACTGTAAGGAGTGGAAGTTCTGGCAATTTTCTGGAGATAAGTTTGTTATGCCAGGTGTGAAGACACCATTGGACTTGAATTTCTTCAATGGATCTGAAAAAGACCTGCGGTCATGGCTGGGATTGGATCAAGAGGTTATTGAACCTATTGAATATGACTATGAAACCATGGTGAAACTGCTATGGAATGCACATCCAGAATTAAAAAAGGAAATGGTGAAAACATGACAGAAAATACTGCGATAAAAAAGACTGAAAAAAAGATCAAAGAACCGGTCATAAAAGTGGACGATAAGGGATCGGTGAAACCTGAAGCCAAAGGCAAGGTTCCAGTCGTAATCAAGGCGACTGTTCCAGTCGAGGTATTAGCTCTGGCCAAGGAGCTGAAAGTTGATTCGGACAATCTGCTGGGATGGCAAGTACATCCGGATCGAGTAGTAATCATCAGTGCGAATGGGATGAAGTTCTCGAAATCTTTAATAAAAGGGGCGTGA